GACGCAGTCGATTCGCCAGTACGAGGCGTACTCGCAAGCGATCCGCGCCGCACAGCACATGTCCGAAGCCATCCTCGGCTACGACCTGACGCTCGCGCTGAACCTCCAAGGGGTGCAGGGTGAGGTGAAGGTCGAGTTCAGTGAGAACCGAGCTTCAGAGGAACAGCGCGACGCACAGGTCCGCCAATTGAAACAGGGGAATGCGCTCGAAGCCTACTTCGCTGGCATGGAGACATGGGAGCAGGCGGTCCAGTACGCGGTTGGCCACGAGCCCGACACCAAGGACGGTCCGCGACTCGAAGCCGCTGCCTATGGCTACGGTGGTCCGCCGCCGCCGGCACTCCCCAACGGCGATCCAAACCAGGCATCCGGTTCCGATAACCCGAACTCGAACCCCGACGACACGGGTGACGGCAAGGCCGACAAGCCGGCTGACGACAAGTCCAAGGATGAGCCTCCGAAGGACGATCAGAAGGCCAAGGACGATGGGAAGAAGGCCAAGGGTCAACGCGAGCAGCCGGTCGACGTGCGCTTGACGCTCTCGGATCAGCTTGCCGCGACGCACACATGGGACCGTCTGATGCCCGAGCAGTACGGTCTGCTGCGCGCGATGGTGGTCGACGGTGACAACGGCCGTTCGACTATCACCCGGACCATCCTCAGTCCGGGCTGGTCCTGGGACAAGCGGACCACCCGATACCGGAACCCCGACACCGGCCGGTTCGTCAAGAACAACACGGTGCGGTCGTGGCGCGACACCTTCCTGACTCGGCAGGGTGACGCGGCGCGGGCGGCGACCGCCAACCTGACGAAGGGGTGGACCAGCCCCGCGGGTTGGGAGAGCGACATGCGCGCGATCATCCGGGACAGTCAGACGGCGCTGTACCTGCTCGGTCGCGGTGGAGTCAACGCCATGACCGATGGCGATTGGAAGCGCGTCGAGACGAACATCGGGGCGCAGTACGACTATCTCAGCCGGTACGCGGCGGCTCTGACCGCCGACGAGTTGAGTGAGGAACAGGCGTCGGCACGGTCCGCGATGTACGTCGGGTCCAGCACCGCCGCTTTCAGCATGGGCCGGGAGGCGGCTCATGGTATGCCCGATCTTCCGGCGTATCCAGGCGATGGCAGTCAGGCATGCCTGACCAACTGCCGGTGCGACTGGGACATCGAGGAACGGGATGACGGCACGTGGGCAGCCACGTGGATCAGCGAACAGGACGGTGCAACGTGTCAAGACTGCGAACAGAACGCGCGACAGTGGGCTCCACTCGTCGTGGAAGCGGCGTAATGGATGAGACGGCGACCAGGCCCGCTCGCGCCAAACGCGTGAACGCGAAGGCTTCTCGACTACGCTGCCGGTTCTGCGGCGGCGCGGTCACGGGCGAGTGGACTGGCCAATCACTGTGCGTTCGGTGCCGAGCACTGGTGATGGGCACGCCGGTCGAACCAGAGCCGGTCAAGCGGCCACGTTCCCGGAACGTTGCGCGCACGCGGCGCGCACGGGTGTCGGTGGCTGACCGCATCCTGTTGCTGGTGTGGCCAGATGGTCCCGCCAGCATGCCTTCGTTCGGCTCCGCCGCCGCATGATGCGGACCCTGTGGTGCCGGCTTCGTGGTCGGCACCAACCGCGCCCCTATCTGGCGACGCGAATCGTGATTGGCCAGGCAACAGAGAAGTTGGCGTGGCGGTCCTGCTCGATGTGCGGTTGGACGAGCGCGACGGTCAAGCAGATCGTCGTCGGTTGATGGCTATCACCGACCGACTGGTCCGCTGTGCCGCGTGTCGAAAACTCTGGACAGAGTTTTACGCCAGCCGTCCATGGTCGTTCCGGTGCGAGCGGTGCGGCAAGGTGAACACCTCGCCGTCAGCGGAGCCCGAAAACGAACCGGCGGCCGTCGCCGCGGTCGCCTAGTTCTCGGCTGCGCTCATCCGCGCATCACCTGGCCGGGCACTTCAGGCGGTGGCACTGGACCTGGCGGTCGCAGCTTCGTCATCGAATCCACCTCAAGCGCAACGTCAAGGACGCCGCCCTCGAACGGGTGCGGCGCATCTACCGCGACTTCAAGCACGTCACGGTTAGCTGCTCCGGTGGCAAGGACAGCACCGAGTACGCGGACGTTCAAGCCCTCAGCGGTACCCGCTTCGAGCACGGCAGCGATGAAGCGTTTGACCCGCTGACCCTCGTCCTCATCGGTGTTCTCGACGCCGGGCCCGGCCTGGCCGTCAACGGTAAAGGTGAAGGACACGGTCTACCTCCTGGGGGGGAGTGGCGGCGGGCCGTCTCGCGCGATGCGCCCTCGCGCTACACATCAGGCCGGGGTTTCCGAACGTGGGCGTCCCACACGCTCGTGCTTGTCGGCCTTACGACTGCCCGCCGCCACCGCTGACTGTACCACGCATAACCGGTTGCGATTTGGTGCCACTTACCGGGCCCTCACATAGTCGGCTCGATTCCCCATCCGAACTTGTGCCCTCGCTGCGACGTGGCCTAACGCAGCACCCCGATGGGGCACTTGCAAGTGACCACGCGACCCCAACCCCACCCCATGAGGCCCATGCTCAATGCCCGCTGACCGTAGCGGTGGCGTCCTGCCGTTCAGCGGAGTCACGATCCGCGCGCAGGTATCCACTGATGAATTGCTGGACATGGCGAAGCGAGTCGCCATGGACCCCACGGTGTTCGAGACAAACGCGCCATTCTTCGGTCGCGCATCCATCAGCACCGGCAAGGTCGACAGCTATTTCACGCGGATGCTGCCGTCGAGCTTGCAGAACTACGCGGCCGAGGCTGCCGAAGGGCGCTCGGTCCTCACTGGCCACAACCATTCATCGCTTGGCGTCGGCTACTCGCTGACCGGCACGTTCAGCGGTGGTTCCGGCGAGAACGCTCGGGTCGAGAGTGACTTCTACTCGATCCAGGGGTTGCCCGACACCGACGACGCGATCACCCGTATCCGCGCCGGTCTGGTCCGCGACACGTCCATCGGTTTTTACGGTGGCGACATCATCTGCTCGATTTGTGATCGGTCGTGGATGGATTGGGACTGCTTCCACATCCCCGGCCTGACCTACCTGTTCGATCCCAAGGACCCAGAGAGCGACCGCGCCACGGCTATCGGCCTTGTCGACGGTGCCCACCTCGCTGAGTACAGCTTGGTCTTTGACGGTTCGACTCCCGGATGCGGCCTGATAAAGGCGTACCGCGAGGTCGACGCCGGTCGGGTGAACGTCGACCAGGCGCGATCCATCGAGAACCGATACCGGGTGCGCCTCTCAGGCAACCCCACTTCCAACCGCTTCGCCGGCTGGTCACAGACCAAGGACGGCGTGGCGGTGCCAGCAGATCGAACGGCGGACGCCGCCGTACCCGAAGAACCGGTGAAGGTGGCGGACGCCGCCGTCCGGCAGTCAACCGACCCCGCTACCACCACCCCAACTCAGGAGAGTGCCCCCATGCCATCGGCTGAGGACGAGCGCAAAAAGAAAACCAACGAGCCGGACGGCGACGCCGAGGACATTCAGGACGGCGGTGCCGATGAGGACACCGAGAAGTCGACGGCGACTGCCGACGACGCCGCGGATGCGGGCGACGAGGGTGCCGATGAGGGCACCGATGACGGCAAGAAAAAGAGCGACGGCAAGAACACCGTAGCGGTGATCGGTGCCGGCCGCGCGGCTCTGGCCGCGATGGTTGCGGTGCGCGCCGCGCTGGTCGCTGCCGGCCAGCCCGAGAACAGTGATCCGGTCGAAGCCATCCGCACCCTTGGTGCCGAGGTGACTCGCCTTCGCCCGCTGGCCGATGACGGCCGCCGGTACCGCGCCGATCTGGTCGAGGAAGCCATCAGCGAGGGTGTGCGCGCCTTCGGCAACGGCTTCGCTGTGGAGCGATACACGGCGCTGCTCGAACGAGACGCCACGACCCTCGATGAGATCAAGGGGTTCCGCGACGACTGGCGTGCACTGGTGGACGGAACCGTCCCGACCGGTCGCGCCATCAAAGAGACATCGACCGAGAAGCCGCGCGGTGCCACGCCGGCTGCCCCTGACGCCGCCTTCGCCTGAGTCCGCACCCAAGCCCTTCCCACCCCACACCCCATCCCCGGAGCTAGCTCACCATGGCCAACCCACGAAACGTCACCAGCCTTGAAGGCATCGGCATCGTCATCGCCACGTTTGCGATTGACAACACCACGATCACGTACGACAAGACCGCTGCCAACGGCATCGGTGGTCAGACCGCCAACACCGGCCTGGCTGTGTCGCTCAGCGCGAACGGCACGGTCCAGCTTGCGACCACGGACGATGCCATCGTCGGCAAGCTCATGTCGGTCGAAGCCGACAACAAAGCAGCCGTGCAGGTTGCCGGCTACACCGGCTTCAAGGGCGGCTCCGCTGCCACGCTGACGCTCGGCCTGCCGATCCTCGGTGCACTCGGTGTGTCGTCCGCTCGTGGCTGCATCAAGGTCGTCCCGACCGCTACCACGCCGACCGCCGCTGAGGTCAACGCCATTGCCAAAGGCAAGGGCCAGCTCGTGGATGCCTCCGACACCACGAACGTGATGGTTCACATCGGCTGATCCATCGCTGAGTAACTGAGTCACCCAACACCCCACCCCATCAACGGAGCACCCACAAACCAATGCCCGGTACCAAAACCGACGCGCTCGATACGCAGCGAGCCCGCCCATCCGAACTGCTCACCCGCATGGGTGACCTCAGCCTCTATCGCGCGTCGATGGATGCTGGCATGTCGCTTTCGGCGTTCCTCGAACGCGAGGACCCGTCCGAAGGCTACAACGACGGTCTCGACGCGTTCGGCCGGCTGCTCAAGACGGCCAACATCCGCGTCAACTCGGCTCCCGAGATGGGCTTCTATGCCGATCCGTTGGAGTCGTTCAGCAAGGACCAGAACACTCGCGCTCTGTTTCCGGAGTGGGTGACTCGCACCTGGCGTCGCGCGGCTCTCGGCCGCAGCGTCTCGACCCGCGCCAGCTACGGTGCTGACGATCAGGGCCTCGGCAACGTCATGCGCCCGTATGTGGATAACGCCACGGCTCGCATGAAGCAGATCGCTCCGGCGATTCCGCTGGCCGAGTTGATCGCCATCACCACGGGCGTCAACAACGATGCCTACCGCGCGTTCTACCTCACCGACGTGACGTCCCAGGAGCGACTGGTCCGCGTCAACGCCGGTGCGGAACTGCCGCGCGCCAAGCTGACCGGTGGCGACCACACGATCCGCCTGTTCAAGTACGGCCGGTTGCTCGAAGCGACCTACGAGATGATGAGGCGCTCGCCCATCGACCTCGTTGGTCTGCACATCGCGCGCATCGCCGTGCAGGTCCAGTCGGACAAGGTGGCGACGGTCATCGACACCATCGTCAACGGTGACGGCAACTCGAACGCCGCGACTGTGTACGCGCAGTCGGTGCTCGACACCGGCTCCACCCCGACGATGAAGGGTTGGCTGCGCTTCAAGATGAAGTTCAACAACCCATACGTCGTGACCCACATCCTCACCCAGGAGGACGTGGCCCTGTCGCTGATGCTGTTCAACACCGGCAGCGCCAACATCCCGTTGGTCAACGTCCAGGGTCCGAGCGGTCTTGGTTCGTTCTCGGCCATCAACCCCGGCCTGGCGGACAACGTTCGCATGGGTTGGACGACCGATGCGCCCGCCAACAAGGTTGTCGGCATCGACGCCCGGT